TTTGACAGTGTGTTCTATCACATGGCACAGAAAGACATGACCAACAATGAGTTTGTAATGAACAAATTGAGTGTCAACCATGGCATTTCTGCCGACGGAAGCACAGAAGCGGCTGGTGTCGCAGACAGTCATGTCTTGAAATCTGGTGCAATGAATGACATCAGTGCGTTTGACGTAGGCATCAACGGATCCAATGTGGAATTGAAGGCCACTGGTCAGAGCGATGGATCCACGGTGATCGCCAACTCCTTGAAATATTTTGCAATCGGACTGGGTCCAAACACAACCACTGCCACAGCAGGAAACATAGGCACACATGCAGGTGTAATAGCAGGTGGTAACAACGAAACAGTGATAGACCATGTAATTGCCGAAGGTACAACACAGGCCAGTGTGGCCGCAACTAGGACAGGTGCCGAATTTACAGCAAGTCAATTCAACGGCGCATTGTATCATGTCGTCACTAAGGATACGGCTAATGGCAGTTTCGAAACGCAAAAAATTTCCGTGCTCCACAATTTCAATGATGCTTTCCTAACATCATCATCGGTCACTAGATCAGATAGCGGAGACACACACCCAACCTTCGATGCCGACATGGTTACAGCAGGTGATAGTTCATCTAAAATAAGACTTAGAATGACTGACGCTGATGGTTCATCGGTGACACCATCAAACACATTGGCGTACTACAGGATAGGAATAGGTGATGACGACTCCACAGGATACATAGGCGAGTTAGGCCTGGTGCATGACATCATGCATGTTGACATCATCGACAGCACAGTTGTTAATCTTGACACATTTACAAAGGCACCACACGCCGCGGCAAAATATTTTATAAATGTAAGGAATCAATCAACAGGTGAAACCAGCAACATAGAATGCCTGATCACGCACGACAATACCAATGCATACATCACTTCATACAACGAACATTTCTCAGGTAACAACAGCCTAATAACATTGACCGCAGACATTAGTGGCACGAGTGTTAGGTTGAGAGGCTCTGCTACATCAGGCGCCAGCACAAAAGTCATTGTCAACAGGATAGTAGCATTCGCAGACACAGAATCTGACGAGGCAACTTCTGACAGCACAAGAAAAGTAATAGGAAACGTAACAACATCTAGTTCAGCAACAACTTTTGACACTTTCCAATCAAGTGACACTGATGCTGTGCATTATGTCGTGTGTGGACAGAATGGTACGGATGAAAAATTTATTTGTGAGGCCACTGTGGTAACAGATGGCACAGGAGTTTTTATATCGCAGGGTCCTAATGTAAGCACAAAAGGAACAGACATGTTGAATCTCACCGCTACGATTTCAGCAGGCACAGTCAGTGTCAAAGCAAGTTCAACATCCGGTGCTTCGACGTCAGTGAGTGCTTACGCAGTGAGATTGAAAGCACCTGCAGACAACACAACAACGCTTGACAGTTTCGCACACGCAGATTACAGAGGTGCCAAGTACTACATATCCGCTGACGACACAATCAACGGACACATATCTAACATTGAATGCCTGGTAGTGCATGATGGAACAAATGCCTATATTTCTACCTTCAACGAAAATAACAGTCATAACAGTCTTGCAACATTTACAGCAGACATCAGTGGAAGTAATCTTAGATTGCTGGCAACACCTACATCTGCAGATGTAAAACTAAAATTCTATAGGATCAGATTGGCTGACAACGAATCGAATGCTACAGGAACAGATGCAAACACAGTTGGCGCAGTGACCATTTCAAGTTCTGCCACGGCCTTAGACACCTTCAATGACACACAGCACACAGGAGCTCATTATGTCATAGTTGGTCGTAACGCAAGTGAAGGCACAGCGGAAATTACAGAGGCAACAGTGCTGACAGACGGTGCTGATGCGTTCGTGGCCCAGGCCAACTTTGTTTCATCCAAAGCAACACCAATGTTGACCCTTTCAGCGGCACATGATGGCTCAAACACCGTGACCCTTAGTGCGGCATCCTCAGCTGGAGGCAGTACAACCGTCAACGCCTATAGAATACACATGAAGGTTGAAGATGCCTTTTCATATGATGTCATCGACTCGTTTGGAAAATCAACATATCAATTGGCAAACTACATTGTTGTGGGAAAAAACGCAACAAGTCAAAGTCAGATTGCCGAACTAATGGTGGCCACAGATAGCACGGCATCATACATTGTACAGGACGGTGCCAACATCAGCACTCATTCGACCACCACGCCATTGATGAATTTCACAACCGCACACAACGGCAGTAATGTTGAACTAAGAGCACAGAACAACCAAGAGAACACCGACACCACGGTCAACATGTACAGGATACATTTGGCAAGGGCGGCGGGTTCGCCTAGTTCTGAAGCCACTTTGGATACCTTTGATAAGACCACCCACAGAGGCGCCAAATACAATGTTTCCATCAGTGATCCAAGCACCGGATCTTTGGGCCTATACGAGGCACTAGATGTGACTCTCACACATGACGGCACAGACGTCTACTTGTCCACATTTGGAAGGGTTACTAATCACACCACCGACTTGGTCACGCTCAGTGCTGACATAAGTGGCGACAATGTGAGGCTACGAGGAGCGATAAGTAATACAAACACACACACTGTAACGGTGGTGAGAAGGTTAATAAAAATTTAAAATGGCACAGCAGACACTCAACATAGGATCAAATGCTAATGATGGTACCGGCGATACTTTACGTGTTGCCATGCAAAAGGTCAACGAGAACTTTACAGAGATTTACTCTGCTCCTGGTATAACAGTTGATTCACTTTCGTTCACAGGTAACGAAATAACTGCAACAAGATCCAATGATGACATAGTTTTCCAACCAGCGGGTACTGGTGCCGTCGCATTCCCTGCCATAAGGATTGACGATAACAACATTGTAGGAACCAGATCCAACGATGACATCAATCTTTTACCTAGCGGCACTGGGTCAGTTGTGTTCGGCGCAATAAAAATAAAGGGAACATCACTGAGTTCAGATGATTCCACAACAATTAACATCAATGATGGATTGATAGTTGACGGAACTTTGAATGTTTCAGGAGCGGCAACTTTGACGGGATCTACAAATCTTGGCTCGACCTTGGCAGTAGCGTCAGGGCTAACAACTCTTTCAACGTTGACTGTCACCAGCACAACAAGTTTGGTTGGCACAACTACCATAGACAACTTAACATTCAATGACAACACAATAGGTTCTAGTTCCAACGCGGATATCAATTTAACTCCGGGTGGCACCGGATCCGTTGTGGTGAGCAATTTGACAATTGACTCAAACGTAAACATAACAGACAACGTAATAAAAACAACACAATCCAATTCCGACCTTGTCATTGCCCCAGCGGGCACAGGACAGGTTGTGATGTCAAAGGCAGACATCAATGGTGGAGCCATAGACAACACAGTCATAGGAGGTGCAACGCCCTTGGCTGGAACATTCACCACACTCAGCACCACAGCATCTTTGACCATCGACGGAGTTACCATAGCTGACAACACCATATCAAGCAATGCATCAAACGCCAATCTAGAATTATCAGGCAACGGATCAGGTGGTGTCACGGTAAGTGGTTTCACTTTCCCAACATCAGATGGTACCAGTGGACAATTCATCACCACCAATGGTTTAGGTGTTTTGTCATTTGCCACTGCGGGTGCTACGTTAAACAACTCTTCCATAGATGACGCATCTACGACTGTAGCAAGTTCATCTACTTCTGTTTTGAACACGTTCGCAAAAGGCACATTCAGAAGTGCAAAGTATTTCATATCTGCGGTTGATGCCACTAACGGTAGGCACGAGATTGTGGAAGCCAACGTGACACATGACGGAACAAATGCATATATTGCCACGTTTGGTTCTGTATCAAGTTATACAAGTGGACTGGCCACATACACTGCCGACATCAACGGAAGCAATGTAAGACTATTGGTAACAAATATATCCGATAACAGCACAGTGTTCAAGTTCCAAAGGACCCTATTGAACGTGTAAAAATTACATTCGGTTCTTAGAATATTAAATAAATAAACGTATCAAAAAAGGATAGAATATGGCACAACAATCAATAAACATAGGATCAAGTGCAAACGACGGCACAGGTGATCCTCTACGAACAGCATTTGACAAGATAAACGACAATTTCACTGAGTTGTATGGCTCTACAGCAGAGGCCAACGACCTCATAGAAGATTCGACTCCACAACTTGGTGGAGACCTAGATGTCAACGGAAGAAGGATAACGTCAGCAAGATCAAACGAAGACATTATCTTATTACCAAGCGGCACAGGCGGTGTTGTTGCGTCAGCTATCAGAATCGCTGGTACCACTATCAGCTCAGACGATTCAAGTATTATTAATATTAATGAAGGATTAGTAGTTGATGGCACAGCAAGT